CTCCAGAAACATTTACTTCTTCAAAACTTGTGCCGTCTGCAACTAATATTTTAGTAGCTGTATTAGTAGGCATTTTTAATTTAGTTCCTACTATAAGTTCACCGATAGTAGTTAAATTAGAATTTACTTTATTACCTATACTTGTTGTATGATTACCCATGTAAGCATGAGCTGTGCACTGATAGTAAAGTATATTAGGTGTTGTTTCGTCTACTGCTATTTGTGTATATGCTCCTGAGTTTCCAGGAGTTCCATTAGTTGTAATATTTGTAGAATAAGAAGTTGATTTATTAGCTTCTAGATAAAATCTTAACGGGTGACCATTATTAGAAGAATGAGATTGATCAAATCTATAATAATATTTATAAGAAGAATCTACACCAGAAAATCTTAATGCTGGGGATTCTAATCCGTTTAAATAATAAGCGTTAGAAGATCCTTGACCTTGATAAGGATGATTTCCTGATTTAGCTGCTACCTTAACTGTAATAATACTAGGAGCAGAGGAAGAAGAGTATTCTTCGGGATTAGGTAATCCAATTTTTGAAGCAGGTAAAGTACAAAATATATCTTTACTTCCTGAAGAAAAATTAACAGCCGCATCACTATTAGAACTAGAAATGACGTATGTTCTTGTTAACGTACTAGAGTTAGAACTTAATGTTCCTAAACCAACTTCAAACTCAGATCCGTCTTGTAATGAAATACAATAATATGTTGTATTTGAATTACCTATTCCGTTTCCAAAAGTTTCAAACCCTGTAACAGCTCCAGCTAAAGTAACTGCACCTGTTCCAGTTGTAGTAGTGGTTTCCTTTACTCTGTCATTAACAATTAATGCCATAAATTATCCTATGATAATCTTAGAATGGCTGTACTTGTTCCAGGTGACGGAAACTGAACTGTAAATGTTCCGTTGGTAGCTGTAAAATCTGCACCGAACGCTAAAATACAAATTGCATTAGTAGTATTACTTCCACCGTCTGCTGTTGTATTATAGATCATTGCTCCGTTTGCTGTAAAACTAGCTGAAGTCCATTGAGCGTTGTTGAAATCTACATATGAAGTACTTGTTGAACCAGAACCAGTAACTGATTGTCCTGATAATGCTAATCCTCCAGCTGAATATGCTGAACCTGACGTATTTGATATTTCATTACTTGTATTGTAAACAGTGGTTGTTGCACCTAAACTCGCGCTTGATGTAAACAACGCAATTTTAAATGTATCACCACCACTAGCAGAAAAGTCATGATATCCTTGCAACAATTCTGCTTTAAAGCTGTTGCAAACTGCTTGTGCTATTGACATTTTTTATCTCCTTTATGGTTGTTGTGAAGGTAGCGGAAGTCTTATGACACCGTCTTGGTATTCATCTCTTCTTCTTCTACCCTGTTGTTCTAGTGCAAGTCGCTGTACTGCTTCTTGATAGCTTTTTTCGTATTGAGCAAGTAAATCATATGGACCTTTTAAAAACTTAAAAGCTTGTATTAAGCATCCATATAATAAAACTTGAGGTGCATTTACACTAACCCATGTAGTTGTGTTAGAAGTAGATAACCCTGTTTCATTACGATTCAAAGCAAGTTCTATATTATAAGCAGAATCTGGCGTAGGCGCAAGATATATTGTGTCTTGATCCCACATGGCATAGTATTTTGGTGTGCTTTGTGTTTGTCGATTAGGCCAATATTCTGACATATAACTAATATCTTTTTGTAATAAATAACTTCTTACATTTGCCTGAGCTCCTGTAGGAGGATAAATACTTGCTGTTCTTACAAAAGCCATGGTTCCAGGTGTTTGACCTGGTAGCGATACAAATTCATTTCCTTGAGTAAGAGAGGTAACTTGATAAGATCTAAAACAATCTAAGTCTACTTCTCTAAATATTCTAATTTCTGCTTGAAGAATAATATCATTTAAAATTGCGTCAGTTAAAACAGAATCATCTGTTTCTGTGTAATTTCTTATTTCAGTTAATAATGCAGCATATGTGGTCATGATATTACCACTGTAACTGTTCCTGTATGAGAAAACAATAGAATTTCTTTGTTAGGCTTTTGTACACTCAAAGGCATCATACTTCTTTGTTTTATCACTGTTCCGTTAGATAAAGTAACTTCTTGTATGAGAGTTTCATAACTATTCGTAGCTAAACCATCTCCAAATCCACTATATTGTCCTTTAACAGGATTACCTACGTTTGAATTAACTGCCCCACCACCTGCAAAAACTACATTATCTACAACCTGTGGTCTTGCATGTTGTAGTGCTTGAAAATCTGTAGGATGATTTTTAGGATCTAGCTGAGGTTGTTTAGGTTCAAATTCTGAAACGTGTACCCAAGAACCATTCCATTCTTGAACCATTTCATTATAAGGAAATGATTGACCTGAACGATCTGATACTCTTAAAGCAAATTTTCCAGATGCATACTTACCCATGACTACCTTATATAATTATGGCGAGGAACCATACTGTAACTTGCCTTCTCTACATCCTCGTTAGCAGCTCTTGTAAATTCTTCTTCATAAACTGCTTTTAAAATTTGAATTCTGTCAGGTGCATATTTCATAGAAACATAATAAGCTAAACCTGAAACAAGACATGGTAAAAATCTAAAAGGTATTTGCGCATTGTTTGTGTAGTCATCTAAGTCTGTCATTCTAATAGAAGCATAATATTTTAATGTGTAAGTGGCATCAGCCGCTGGAAATAAATAAAGTGTTGGAAGAATAGTTCTCTCAAAATAAAATTGACTAGGTCTACCTTCAGTTGTTTTAACAGTGTAATCCGAATAAGTTTCTCTTCCTATTCTAGTCATAGCAAAATCACCATTGTTGTTTGACATTGTTGCGCTTTGAACATCTACAATTTGAGAACTTGCGTTATTATCTGTTGTAGCATTTCCTGCAGCGTCTACACTGTAAAGATCTGATCCTGAAATTGATTGTGTTCCTTTTACAATAGTAGCTGTACGGGATTGAATGGTCCAAAGGTTTAATCCTCTGTTTGCCCATTCGGCAATCATAAGATTAACTGAACGCCTTGCACTTTTTAATTGATAACCAGTTCTATCTTGTAAACCACATCTTTCAAAAGCTTCTTCTACTAACATATCTAAATCTAAAATAAATCCAGCTGTTGTAGAATAGGTAGGTGTTTTAGTATTCAATCCCGACATTTAATTATTTAGCCATACCTTTACCGCGCTTAGCTACTCCGCCACCACGTTTTTTAATAGCTTGTTTTTTCTTAGCAGTCATTCCGCCCATAGCTAGTTTAACAGGCTTGCCGCCTTTTTTCATAGCCATTTTCTTTTTTCCCATCATGATAGATCTCCTTTGATCAAATTATATTTATTTCTTCGAGTTTCTACGACGTCTTTATAGTACTCGTCAGGCCATTTTTTATAATAACCTAATCGTTTTAATTTATCAGAAGCTTCCTCTAATTGCGAGAACTTTTGTACTAACATCATAGAATATTTTAAATCACTTTCTACTTCTGGTATTTTACCTTCAGGTTCAACTAAAAAAGCTTGATCTTGGCTAGTAGCAGGATTATGTGGATGAAACGACATAAAATACATATCTAATTTATTATACTTATCGTTGTAATATTCTGTAATTTCGTGAAGTTTATTTGGTGTATAACTGTAATAAGGATCACAAAATATTAATATTTCTTTTTCGTTAAAATCTAATTTATATATTAGTTCATTTAGTTCTTTCTTGTAGTGGTAGTTTTTAATTTTTATTTCTACTTGAACTTTATTATCTAACCATGCTTTTTTAGCAAAAGGACATGCTGGAAAACCACCTAGGTGTTTGTTAGAAACTTCAAGATAATGTTTAGACCATAATCTAACATCTTCTTTTATTTTCCCTGCTGGTTGTATTTCTTCCATGACCTTCTTTTATTTTTATTTAAAGGCTTAGATCTTTGAGAATTACCTATACTTGTTCTCTTTTTTTGTGGAGTAAAATATTCCGAATTATTTTTTTGAGCCATTATAATTTTTTATTAACTCCCTTGCATTTTTCACGAACAGTTTTGAATTGTTCACCAAGTTCTAATTCTTTATATTTTGAGCATACCTTTAACATCTCTAACTCTTGTTTAAGTCTTTCGTTTTCAAGCATAATATTTTTGTATTCGGTTGTGCAAGTACCACCAAAGCTATAGCTATAACGCAATCCTATTCTACCACTATCACCTCTGCTGTTATTACTACTTGAATTATCATAAAGTTGTTCTTGCAAATTATATTCCATATAAGGCTCTAACCTATGATTATTACAATGGTTACCACCATTAAGGTATTCATTTTGTCCAAATGCAAAAGGAGATACTAGTATCATTATAATAATCCACCATAAAATATACGTTTTCATTGACAAACAATATTGCTCATATCTTTTTGACAGAGAGTTCTATATTCAGGATCTATTTGAAGTTTAATTCCTTTAATTTTATAACTTAATTCTAAGACTTCTTGCTTAATACTTAATACGTTTTGTGATTCTTCTAATACTACAATTTTAGTTTTAATTATTTCAAAGTCTGAGTATATTTTACCTACAACAAAAACGTTACCAATTAAAGCAGACAAAATAGTTACAGCTAAAGCAATAGATTTAAGGTTAAGATCAACTTGCATTAGTAACCTCCATCTTTTAAATATTTCAAATCATATTCTAATTGACGAATTGAATCATTTAGTTTGTAATAAGAATCATTGAGAGCTTGTAGTTCTGATTCACTAGCTGTTTCATACATAATTTTTTCCATAGCTTTTGTAGTTGCTTCTATTCTTCCTATCCATGTTGTGATTTGTGTTATCTCTCGAAACAACTCTTCTCTAGCTTCTGTATAATTTTTAGTATTATCACTAACATCTTTTTTTAACATCATGATTTGTTGTTCATTGTCATCAATGATATTAGTAAGTTTAGATGCGTAATTAATACCAGAATAAATTGCTACTAATATGGATATAATAACTGGTATACCTGCTATGTATTTAAAGTTCATTTCTTAACACTTCCATCTTTTTCTTGCCTGTCTTAATCTTGAATTAGGATTTTTTGCTGCTTTAGGAAATTTTTTCATTTGACCAGCGCTCCTTGCACAATAAGATTTACGTCTTTTAGCATCCTTAGATCCTTTTTTAACTTTACCTGTAACAGCTGTCTTTAATTTTGAACCAGGGTTGTCTTTTCTATATTTCTTAACCCCAGCCTTTGTCATTCCCGCTCCACTTTTAGTAGAGCGAAAATATTTTTTAGTCTTAGGTGGTTGTTTATCACCCATTTAATTTAGACGTATCTTTTAACCCATTCACTAATAATAGTGA